TCGATCCCGCCCGACGGCGTGCGCTGTCCAAGGCCGGTGCGTTCGTCCGCCAGCGGGCGAAAACCAGCATGCGGAAGCGCCGCGGCACGTCCCGGCCGGGCCAGCCGCCCTTCGCGCACGAGGGCAGCCTCCGCCGGATGGTGCTGTTCGGCTACGACCCGCGGACCGAGTCCGTCGTGGTCGGGCCGGTGGGGTTCCGGCGGGGGAACGCGCCGAGCGTGCTCGAGTTCGGCGGACGCGCCACGGTCGTGCGCCGGCGAGGCGGCAAGCGCACGAAGCAGGCGGTCCGGATCGCGGCCCGGCCCTACATGCGGCCCGCCCTTGAGAATGAAGCCCCGAACCTCCCCAAGGTCTGGCGCAACAGCGTGAGGGGAGGCTGATCCGTGGCCAACACCCGCGGCATCCGGGCCGGGCGTGCGTTCGTCGAGCTGGGCGTCAACGATCGACTCACGCGCGGGCTCCGCCGCGCCCAGCGGCAGCTCCGCGCGTTCGGTCAGAGCGTGCGCGGGATCGGTGCCCGGCTCGCCGCGGTGAGCGGTGCCGTCGCTGCAGGATTCGGGCTCTCCACGCGCGTGTTCGCCGGCTTCGACGACCGCATGCGTGTGGTCCGCGCGGTCACCGGGGCGACGCAGGAGCAGTTCGAAGCGCTCACCGATGAGGCCAAGCGGCTCGGTCGCACGACCTCGTTCACCGCGGGCCAGGTCGCAGAGGCGATGACCGAGCTCGGGCGGGCCGGCTTCGACCCGACCGCGATCCTCCAGAGCACCGAAGCGGTGCTCGCGCTCGCCCGGGCCACGAGCACCGACTTGCCACGGGCGACAGAGATCGCCGGTGCGGCGCTCCGAGGCTTCAACCTGCCGGCGAGCGAGATGGGCCGCGTCTCCGACGTGCTCACCGCGACGGCCAACAAGAGCGCCCAGACACTCGAGGATCTGTTCGAGGCGTTCAAGCCCGTCGCCCCGATCGCGGCCGAGGCGGGCGAGAGCATGGAGGACGTCGCTGCGGCGATCGGCATCCTTGCGAACAACGGCATCAAGGGCAGCCTCGCGGGCAACGCCCTCGCGCGGGCGTACAAGAATCTGTCCTCGTCGGCGGCGCAGGACGAGTTGCGGCGGTTCGGCGTCGAGGCGGTCGATGCGTCGGGCAACCTCCGACCACTCGCTGACATCATCAACGACCTCGCCAAAGCGACCCAAGGACTCGGCACGGCCGAGCGGCTGTCGATCTTCGAGACGCTGTTCGGTCGTGGCCAAGCGGCCGCCCTCAAGCTCGCATCATCGGGCACGGCGTTCGACACGCTGCGCGATGAGATCCGGGAGGCTGCGGGCATCGCCGTCGAGACCGCCGAGCAGATGGACGCGGGCATCGGCGGCGCGTTCCGCAAGCTGCTGTCCGCGGTCGAGGGCGTCGCCATCGCGATCGGCGAGGCAATCGAAGGCCCCGTCCGCAAGGTGGCCGACGTGCTCGCTCGCGTCGCCGGCTACATCACCCAAGCCGTCAACCGGAACCGCGAGCTGGTCACCAGCATCGCGAAGATCACCGCGATCGTGCTCGGCGTCGGCATCGCACTGATCATTGCCGGAACAGCGATCGTCGGCGTCGGAGCGGTGCTGGGCTCGCTCGCCGCGATCGCGTCGGCGGCCGGGACTGCCATCGGTGTGATCGGCACGGTACTTGGGGCGCTGGGTTCGCCGGTCGGGCTCGTGATCGCCGGCGTCGCGGCCCTCGGGACGGCCATCCTCTATTACACCGGAGCCGGCGGCGAGGCGATCGCGTGGCTGAGTGAACGATTCGGCGAGCTGCGGGCGTTCGTGGGCAAGGTCGCTGGCGGGATCGCGGACGCGCTCGCCGCGGGCGACATCCAGCTCGCCGCTCAGATCCTCTGGCTCGGGCTCCAGGTCGCGTGGAAGCGGGGCGTGGCGGCGCTGAACGAGGTCTGGCTCGGTGCTCGCAACTTCTTCATCACCACGGCCCAGAAGATGTGGTACGGCGCACTGGCGGTCGCCCAGACCGTGTTCAACGCCCTCGAGATCGCGTGGATCGAGACGACGGCGTTTCTTTCGAAGACGTGGACACGATTCACGAGCGGGTTCCAGAAGGTCTGGCAGTCGGCGTCGTCGTTCGTCGCCAAGCGGATGCTCGAGATCCAGGGGCTGTTCGACAGCGGCCTCGATGTCGAAGCCGCGAAGCGTGCGGTGGACGAGCAGCTCGACGCGAAGCTCGTGGAGATCGATGCGAACACGCAGCGTGACCTGTCCGGACGAGAGTCGCGTCGCCAGCGTGAACGCGGTAACGCCGCGGATCTGAACGAGGCCACGCTCGCCGAAATCGGACGGCGCTTCGAGGAAGCCCAGGGCGCGCTGCGATCCGGCACCAACGCGGACATCGCCGAGACGCAGCGGAAGCTCGACGTGGCACAAGCCAAGCTCGACGAAGCGATCGCCGAGGCCCGACGCCGACGTGAGGAACAAGACCAGTCCGGCGGCGAGCCCGCCGGCAATGTGCCGCGCGACCTGATCGGCCGGCTCCAGGAAGGGCTTGCCGGGCTCGGGGCGGCGATCGAGCGCGGCGTCGCCGTCCGGGGCACGTTCAACGCGCTGGCGGTGCAGAGCCTCGCCGTGGGCGACGACGCCGCCGAGCGCACCGCCAAGGCCACCGAGCAGACCGCCAAGGACACCCGCCGCCTGGCCGACTCCGCGCAGTCAGGCGGGCTGTCGTTCACCTGAGGAATCTGATCCCGTGTCCCTGACCGTCACCGAGAAACTCGAGAGCCGCCGATCGACGACGGGCGACAATCCGTCGGCGGAGCTCGCCTATACGGTCCGCGGCACCGACAGCGATATGACCGCGCGGGCGCAGGCGACGACCGCCAGTCCGGCGACCTACGACGGCATGCCGCGTCAGTCGGTGACGGTTGAGCCCATCGGGCACGAGCTGTGGGACGCGGCGGTGCGGTACGCGCCGGATTCACAGCAGCAGTCGACGCCGCCGCAGACCGGGGAGAGCACGTTCGCCTTCGACACCGGCGGCGGCACGCAGCACATCACCCAGAGCAAGCAGACCGTCGGCACGTACGCGGCATCGGGCACGACCGCCCCTGACTTCCAGGGGGCGATCGGCGTCACGCAGGACGCGGTCGAAGGCGTCGACATCACCGTGCCGATCTACCAGTTCAGTGAGACGCACTACCTGCCGGCGACGGCGGTGACCAACTCGTACAAGGGCGCGCTCTTCAGCCTCACCGGCAAGGTCAACAGCGGCGGGTTCCGCGGGTTCGCCGCGGGCGAGGTGCTCTTCCTCGGGGCGACAGGAGCCCGACGCGGCACCGGACCCGATGACGACTGGGAGATCACGTTCCGCTTCGCCGCCAGCCCGAACGTCACCGGGCTCTCGGTCGGCTCGATCAACGGCATCGCGAAGAAGGGGTGGGAGTACCTCTGGGTCCGGTACGCGGATCAGGAGGACACGAGCGCCAACACGATCGTGAAGCGCCCCGTCTCGGCGTACGTCGAGCGGGTGTACGACCAGGGCAACTTCGGAGGGCTCGGGATATGAGCGGCGACGCCCTGCGCAAGGTCCGCACCGGCGAGCCCCTCCGCATCCCCGCGGCGGCATACAACGCGTTCGTCGACGCGGCGATCGCCAACCGCGCAAACGAACGCAACGCGATCGCCGACCCCGGGCGCGACCCGAGCCAGCGCGGCGTTGTGCTCGTCCGCAACGACTCGCCCGATGACCTGCCGGCTCACCATGCGCTGGCAATCACGGGGGTGCTGGTCGAGCCCGGCGAGGACGATCAGGAGCGGACGTTCCAGGGGCGGACGCCGCTGACGGCCGAGGTCGCGACGGAAGACTCCCCGCCGCTGTCGTTCGTGGTCGCGGCCGAACCCATCCGCGCCGGCAAGATCGGTCGGTGCGTGCTGCATGGCATCACGACCGCACGGATCACGGTGCAGAACGAGGCCGACGAGACGTGCGAGTTGAAGGCCGAGGAGACGCTGCTGGCCTCGAGCCCGCTCGGCGGCGTGCCGATCCTTTGGAAGGAAGAAGGCACCGGCGAGAAGTGGGCGGTGATCGAACTCGGTCGGCCATCCCTGGCCCGCGTCACCGCGGTGCTCGGCGAGGCCCAGCCGATCCCCGGTGAGTCCAACCGCTGGCGGTACCCGTGGGCCGAAGCACGGATCGACGGCGACGCCGGCAGCGCCGACTACCTGCGGTACGTCGAGGTGCCCGAGGGTCTGTCCTCGCGGGGCCAGGGCGGCGGCGAAGACCCGGCACGCATGGCGATCAACCGCTTCGAGGCGCACCACTGCGATGAGTCGGTGCCGGGCGAGGGCTTCGAGGGGCTGCTCGGGCTCGGGCCGGTGTGCGATCTGCCGGGCGTGCTGCCCGACTGCCCGCCGGCGCGGTCGCTCGAGCCGCGGCTCGCGCCCGTGCCGCCCGGCGTCACCGTGCAGCTCACCTGCGAACGCGACACCAAGGGCCAGCCGGTCTGGGTCTTCGAGGCGATGAGCTGTGTTGAGATCGCCGATCCGGCGGACGGCGATCGGAAACTGAACGTCATCGCGGCAGGAGGTGGCGGATGAGCACCGACCTCGCCCAGCGCCGAGCCCACGAGCGGAGCAAGTACGTCGACCTGGCATCGCGTCCGAACTCGTTGTACGGCGCGTCGAACCACGGCCGATCGGCGATCGGGATCGTCCAGCGGTGGAAGCCGCGGTTCGTCGTGGACTTCGGCTGTGGTCGCAACGACTTCATCGCCGATCTCCGCCGCAAAGGCATCGACGGCGTGGGCGTGGACTTCGCCTTCCCCGAGGCCGACATCAAGAAGCCGATGCACGACACCGGGCTCGTGGAAGGCGTGGCCGACGTGATCACGAGCTTCGATGCGCTCGAGCATCTGCTGACCAAGGACGTGGTCCCGGTCCTGACCGAGATGAAGCGTGTCGCCCGGCCGCGGGCGTGGTTCTGCTTCTCGGTCTGCACCCGGCCGAGCCGCATCACGGTCCGCGGCGAGAACCTGCATCCGACCGTTCGCCCGCTGTCGTGGTGGGTGGACGCCATCGGCCGGGTCGGTGTCGTCAACGCGACTCGAGTCGGCGGCCGGTACATCACGGGGAGGTTCACGTGAACAGCCCCAACCAGTCCGACATCGTCGCGCTCCAGCGCGGCCTGAAGAACCGGGCACCCGCCCGCAACGGGCTTCGGCTCTACACCGCGGACTTCGACTCGATCTCGCTCGGCGGGCTCTACAAGGGGCGCTCGGCGTTCCTCGTGCTGTCGGGCCCGTCGCTCAACGCCATCGACCTGGGCCTCCTCAACCGGCGCGGGATCGTGACGATGGGCGTCAACAACTCGTGGACGGTCCACCGGCCGACGCTGTGGACGTGCGTCGACGATCCGGGGAGGTTCATCGACACGGGCTGGAAGGACCCGGGCGTGCTCAAGTTCGTGCCGGTGTGTCACTGGGGCCGCAAGCTCCGCATTCAGGCGAACGACGGCGCGATGCGCGACAGCGCGTACCGCGTCGCGCAGATGCCCAGCGTGCTGTTCTTCCGCCGCAGCAACCACTTCGATCACAAGCGTTTCCTGACGAGCGACACGGTGCCGTGGGGCAATGACCCGAAGTCCACCGACTCGCTCGGCATCAAGGGCAAGCGGAGCGTGATGCTCGTGGCCCTTCGGCTGCTGCACCACCTGGGCTTCCGGACGGTCTACTTGCTCGGCTGCGACTTCCGCATGGCCGCGGACCACAAGTACGCGTTCGACGAGACCCGTGAAGCCGCGGCCATCAAGCACAACAACGTGCTCTACGACTCGCTGAGCCGCCGATTCGAGGCGCTCCTGCCGCACTTCGAGAAGCACCGTTTCCGCGTCGTGAACTGCTCGCCCGGGAGTGGGCTGGGTGTGTTCGAGCGGATGCCCTACGAGGACGCGATCGCCGAGGCGAGCGCCGAGTGCTCGAAGCCGATCAACACGCAGGGCTGGTACACGCCGGTGGATGCTCAGCGGGAGGTGGCCCGGGAGGTCGCCCGATGAGCGAGCCCACCCGGTACTACCTCTACATCCCCGTGTGGGCCACGGGCCGCGCCCCGCAGGGCGGCGGCTCCAGCGACTACTCGACGCCCACGCCTCAATCGTCGTCTGAGTACGAGACGCCGGTCAGCAGTACGCCCAGTTCGAACCCCGAGAGCTATTCGACGACGGGCGACGTGATCTTCACGACCGGGCCGAGCGGAACGCCGACGCTGACGTTCTACACGACCGACGCGTTCACGAGCGACAGCGG